CTCCTTCTCCGCCCGCTCCAGGTGCGTCGAGCAACCGCCGCAGGGAAGCCGCGCGGCGCGTAGTTTGTTGATCTCGGTGAGAGCCTTGGCCAGCTCAATCTGGGAGCGATCGTATTCCGCCTCGGTGTCACCTAATGTTTTCTGTACGTTAACGACTCGTTGACTCAAGCCGTCCCGCTCCTCGACGACTCGGTCCAGAGAAGCACACAGCCGGTCAATCTTCGCGTTCGACTCAATGCGCTCCCCGAGGAGGGTCTGGTGCTCGCGGATGACGCGCTGCACCTGCTGGAGCAGCTCGCAGTAGTCGTCGCTCTTGTAGCCCAGGATCTCGGCCAGCTTCCCCGTCTGGTACTTGTTCTGACCGACGAGGACCTTGGCCCATTTGACGACGTGGCCTTGCACCGTGCCGGCGGGAAGCTCCATGGCGTCGACGACTTCGCTCTCGAACTGCGCCGCGTTCTTCATTCGGGCCTCTGCGTAGTCGAGGCAGCGCTGCCAGCTAGGATCGACCGTCCCCGCGTTGAGGATGGCGAGCAGCTTGCGCTGGTTCTCGGCGGTCTCTGTTCGTAGGGCGAAGACCGAGTCGCGCCAGCTATGGACTTTCTTTTGCTCCTCGACAAACCGCCGAGCCGCCTCGTCCGTCTCCTCGCCGTCCACAGCGCCCAGAATATCTCGGACTTGCGCGTCGCACTCCTCATAGCGAGTGCGCTGGCGATGACAATCCGCCAGTTGGCCGCTCACGATAATTCCGATTTCGGAGTCGCCGCCTTCCACAGCCGCCGCGATGTCCTCCCGGCTCGCCTCGGCGTGGAGCCCGAGAAGCTCGATGAGAGAGGTGATGAAGCGCTGGTCTTCTTCGCGAGCCGCCCACAGGAGCTGATTCTCCGCCTCGGTAAGAGACGGTACGAACAAGCGCTTCTCGTCTCCCTCGCAGATGAGCAGGTCGCGTGGGTGAACCAGCACCTCGGGAAACACCACGTCGAGGGCTGGGTGCGCTTCCTCGCCTTTGGGGAACGCGGTGCAGCTCCAAGACCCGGCGAGCTGGACAGGGATCTGGAGCTGGCGGGCAAGACCGAGCAGCCGCTCGATGCGTGGCTTGTCGTCTGCGGCGTAGCTGCGCAGGATGATGCGAGTGGGGCGGTCGCTGCTGGGGGCTTGTTTGGTTGTCAGTTCCGGATCGTTGGCGAAGTCGTTGCGAGTCTCTGTCGCGATTGCGAGAGGCGGACTGACTTCGTTCGGGAAAGAAATGGGCTGCTTGTCCTCATCGTTCGCCTCCATCAGACGAGTTATTTCTTTCGCCGCGTTGCTCAGCTCCGCGACTTGTTCGAGCAGACCTCTACGTGAGCCCTCTTCTTCGCGTTTCAGTTCCTCAACCGCTTCTTCGCGTCCTGGGACACTCAACTCCGTCTGTACGTCGGTCCGGTCGCCCCCATCGGTGAAGTTTTTGACCTTCTCTTCCACCTGCGCCCACGTCTTGCCATTCGGGCGCCAGAAGATGTTTGGGCTGGTGTTGAACATCTTCGCGTCAAACGGTAGGAACTCGTCCGGTTCTCCCCAGCCAGAGAAGTTTTGCAGGTTACCCCAAGTCCACCCGCCTCGTCTTTCGCCACCACTGTAGCGTCGGAAGATGTGCGTGTTGAGCATGCGGCGCTTTTCGCGCGGTTCTGTGAACAGACTGTCCCACTTCTCCCACGCTGCGCGCATCTTCTCCGATGGGATGGGCATCTGTCGCCAGGGGTTGTCGCCCTTCTCGTCGGCTTGGAGGTTCTCGACGAGCCCTTCGTCCCCGTACAGCAACCGCGCCAGGTACTCGCGCATGGCAGTCGCCGTGGCGACGTTTTCCGACGCATACCAAGGCCGGTCCGCATTGGACGCCACGTCCCATTCGGCGCCCCCCATGGGATCTACTTTGACACTCAGCTTCTCCGCGTAGTCGACGAGGATACCGCGCAGGGCCTCGTCGACGTAGGCACTGATGGCGATGGACTTTGGCTTGGGCGTGTCGATCGGGATGGCGGTCAGTGGGTAGCGGGGTGCGGTCATGGTCGGTCCTCCAGGTTGTTTGTCCTTCTCTCTTTTCCACCGGAACGGCAGCCCAGCGCAAGCCGGAACGTGCGTTCAGGTGGCAGAAAATGGTGTTTTTCTGTTCAAACGCCAACCATAAAATGGCCTCCCCGTCTGAGAGTCGTTTGGACTTGACTGTTTTTTCGCCGTTATGAACTAAATTTGGCCATCATGGAACCGAACGAACTAGAAGAGTTTCAGGGGTTTACTGTCGCAGCGTTGCGCGCTTGGCTCATCCAGAAGGGATGGCGAGACGTCACGACGCCTCGGCAAAGGCAGGCGGCGATGGGCTGCAATCTCGTCTTGGTGGGGGAGGTGTGCGGCGATCTGTGGCTCCCTCGGTCGGATGCCGCCACCGCTTTGGGGTGGCGATGGCTCTTCATCGTAGCCGAGGCGGTCAAGCTGCCCCTGCAAGAGCTGCTCCGCCAGGTGAACCCAAGGCTGCGCAGCGGGTGGCCATCGGAGGACGACCTGAAGACCTACGCTCGGTGGCTTGTGCGCTGCCCCCAGCTAGACAGCATGATGGTCGTCTGGGGGTCGGACACGATGCGTGAGCGTAAGGAGCGCGTGCCGAACGCCGCCGTTGAGTGCTGGCCCGTCGATGCGGCGGGAAACAAGGTCCGCTGGAAATGAGCCACATCGAATACGACGAAGAAGCCCAACCCACCGCCCCGATCGACAAGGAATTGAAAGAAGCCCGTCAGCTCAAGGCCGCTCGGGCCAAGATCCTGGCCGCTGGTCGGCGCAAAGGTATCAAGCGCCGCCATGTGGTCGTCAGCTTCACCCTGGACGAGCTGGCTGACTGTCTCGGCGTGAGTAAGCGGAAGCTACAGCGGTGGCAGAAGGCGGGGAGGGTGGACTTGTCGGACCGCGCCGCTGTGGTGGAGCTGCTGCGGAAGGGCTTGACGCGGTAAGCGGCCTAACCGAGAATGCGAAGCAGCTTCCGGCCCCCGAGTTTCAGGCTTTCGAGCTTGCGGCGTTCGAGGGGGCCGGGGGACTTGCTTAGACCGGATCGCCGAAGATGTGGCACGTGACGGTCCCGGCACCAACCTGAAGCGCCGTGGTCTTGAGCGAGATGGACAGGATCGGCGTTGAGCCCGCCGACACCGGGTTCGCCCAAGAGAACTGACCGCCGTTCGGGATGGTCTGACTCGCGGCGGCAGCGCCGTTGATCTTCACTTCGAGTGGCTGCCCGCTGTTGTTGAAGATCATTCCGCCCGTCGCGTCGACGTTCACGAGGCCGAACGGGACGCTATAGGTTGTGGCTGCTGCCGTGGCGTCGGGGATGTCGATTGTGCCGTGGTTCTGCGCGGCGTAGTTCACCGTGACGAGCTTGGCGGGCATCACGACGTTGTCGCCGTCAGGACCGACGTAGGATGCTTGGAGCGAGAAGTAAGCGGCTTGGTTTGGCATGGGGCTGGACTCCTTTGGTGTGAAGGATACCAGCCGGTGGCGGGGCGGCTACGGCGTTTCGCCTGCTGAGTTTTTTGAGTCTTTTAAGCGTTGAATGGCGGATTCTATACCGCTCATAATGGCATCCATTTTTTTTCGCGTAGTTAGCAGGTGCGCACCCGAGGTGATGGTTTGAAAAAACCATTTGTTTTCGAGTAGTTTTCTTGTTTTTATGTTTACTAGACCCAAAGCTAACTTTTTTATGTTGTCACTAATTTGGTCGCTTATGTAAACTGGGTGGTCTTCAATACGAATCATAAATTCGTTTTCTTCAGGCTTTTTACCTTTGAAACCGGAAATCGTAAGGTTCTTTTCATCGACACCGGCTATTCGTTCAAATTCAGTTTTTTTGAGCCCCATTCGGGAGCGTACGAAGTACACGTCCTCAGGGTAAAGACGGCGCCAAGATAAAGCGACACTTAGGGTTAAAACGTCCAACAGTTCTTCTTTTGTTTCTTCTGCGAGATGCGTATTCCCGCATTTTCGGCACACCATACAGGGCGCTCCTGAAACTTCCGCTGTAACTTTTTTGAGGAACGACGAATTTTTACCTGGAATAACATTCTCCAAGTTGAAGTCGTCCGTAACATCCGGTTCTAGGGTTCCTCCGCAAGAACAAGCGATTGCGGAACGGATGATTTTTTCGATTTTTTCGTTCATGGTGTGAGGTTTCCTACCGTTAATCTTGGGGGATACGACGCACTACTAACTAGCGATATGGCGGAGCGGCTATGAAGGCGTGTTTCGCTGTCGAGTGGGCGGTTCCTGGTTGAGTTCCTCGGCAATCTGCTCGCGAAGGTCGTCGATGACGTTCTGTCTGTTGTTGATCTGTTTGTCTAATTCGTTCGCCCGTTGCTGGGCGTCGCGAAGCCACCGGCTGAGGTCTTTGTTTCGTTCGCGTTCCTCGTCCAGCGCTTCTTGTAGACACTGGACCTCCTCCCCTGGAGACGAGGTCACCCTTGCAGCGAGAACTTCCGCAATCGGTAGTCCCTGCGCGAACAGGACCGCCTCCTTGTCGGTGAGCGGTCGCCACGGGGATTCTTGGACGAGCTGGTGGTCCTGGAACTCGGGGGCACCTTCGACACGGAACTCAGCAGTCCACAACCCTGGTCCGTCCGGCAGACTGCCGTTGTCGCTCTCATCGACACCGCTTTGGAACTCTGATCTGGCCCAGTCGTAGTCATCGAGTTCTTCGTAGAAGTCCGGGTCGGTCTGGACCAAGGTGTGCTGGAGCGGTGCGCCGCCGAGGATCTTGCGCTCCAGAGAGTGGACGATGACGGGGTGCTTATCGGTGGCGGTCATTTCGCAGCAGCTCCTTGCAAGATCCACAGCAGGTCAGCGAAAGCGGCCTTGCGGTGGACGGGGTCTCCGGGCGGCAGTTCAAGGGATAAGCGCGTGCCGTCCTTGTGGCGCAGCACGACGACCCCGGTGCGAGTGTTCACAGTCAGCTCGACATCGCCGACTGCGGCGTGTAGGCCGACTTCTGGTGACGGACCGAGCTGAATGCCCATGGCGTTGGCAAAGTCCTGGATGGCGTCAGGAAGCGGCGAGGCAGGCTGCGCCTTACGTTCGGGGAACGCCTTGTCAGTGAGGCGGATTCCGCGAGAGATGTTCGGTGTTTTCTGGATGTACCCGTTCTTGATCAGACGGTCGATGCATTCGTGCGCCCCCGGAGTTGCCCTCCCGCTGATTTCTTTGACGGACGGTGCGATACCGTTCTCCGCGATGTACTTCTTGATGAAGCGGAGCACGTTCGCACTCCGTTCTCCGATGTCAGGGAACTCGGCGTCGCTTTTCCTGAACGGTGTTTGCAGCGATTCAGCCAGGAACCCCTTCCGAATAAGAACACGCACGTACTCGCAAGCGTTCGGGTACAGGTAGCCTTCGATTTCATTGTATTTCGGTTTTTTGCCGCCCTTTTCCTCCTGCTTCTTTTTCCAAGCGCGGTAAAAATCAGCCTGTTTCACCGTGAGTTTCGGAAATTCTTTGTCGCGTGGGTTCGTCATTTCCGTCCATTTCTTTTGTTTTCAAAGAAAATGTCAAGCGAAATTAAATTCACTGAACGCACTTTCAGTATTGCGTGTGTTTTAATTTCCGCGCAATAAAGAGGGCATGCAAGACATGAAAGATCCGATCCAAGGAACGCTTGATGCGGTTCGCGAAGTAGAAATCCGTGTGGGGCAAATACGCCTTCTGTGGAGTGAGGCGGAAAGGGCGAGGGAGTCGGCGCAAGCTGAGGCACATAGCCTCAGCGTGGAACTAGCCCGCTTGCGCAAGGAGACTGTTCGCAAGGATGAGGAGTGGCGGCGCGGTTACGAGGAGCTGCGTAACAGGGGGGATTTTGAACTGAACACCATCCGCGCAGAGCTGGTTCGTCGCGAGACGGAGCTGGGAGCTGTCAAAGACGCAGATTGGACTCTCATCGCCAGTTTGCGTGCTGAACTAGAGCAAGCCGAACTGCGATCGGCTACGGCGGACCTTTACGGTGAGATCCGAAAAGCGGACGACGTGGAACGCTTCCGCGCTCGGGCCAAGCAGGATCGGCGCGATCGCTTTGAGTGCGAGGCGAGTCTCGAAGCCGCCCACGCTGCCATCTGGGGCCTCGGCTGTGTGCTCACGGAGGCGTATGCCGATGCAAAGTCCGCTCGTGACGGGCGCAACTGTCTCCGCAGGTCGAATGACCGCGTGCGCGAGGTGCTCGGTGCGAAGCCCGGAGAGTCACCCGCCCAGGCGGCGGAGCGCGCCAACCAGAGTCTAAACAGCACGAAGGCCATCATGAGCCAAGAGATCGAGCGCCTACGCAACGATCGGGACGCTGCGCTGGGCCGTGTGGTGAAGTTGGAAAAGGCTTGCAAGGAGGGAGAACAGGACGTTCAAGCTCTCCGTGAGAGCATCGCGGCGGTACGTTTCCAGCGGGACAAGGCTCTGGCTCGCGTGAAGGGGCTGGAGCGCGAAGTCGCTTCGCTGCGTGCGCCAGTGCCGGTCGAGGGTGAAGTCCGGTCGATGAACGTCTGTTGCTGTTCGGCGCGGCAAGTGGCGCGGAATGAAGCCGCACACAAGTTGTTCGTACTTTTGCACCCCGACAAAAAGCCGGTACCCGATCCTGTAGGCCTCGGATGGGTGGTGGGGGAGGTTGCCAGGGAGCTGAGCGCGCTGCGTAAGGACCGAGAAACACTCAACCGAGTGCGCGGCGCTGTGGGGGCGAAGTCGTGAGCACCATCGCCAACTTGCCCAAAGTCAAAGAGGCCCTCGACAACTTGCGAGAGGTTCTGGAGACCGAGCGCCGGGACCGAATCGAGTTCCTCCGAATCTGCATCGGCTCGTGGAGAGCGGATATTGAGCGGGCTGAGAAGCTGCCTGAGCGGATTGCTCGGTCGGAGGCGGAGATCGCCGAGCTGGAAACGGTGAGCTTGCCCCTCTCCGTGACGACGCTTCTCGGCGGTGCTGTCAGAAACTGTCCGCTCTGCCTGCTGCCGGTCATGACCTCGGAGCTAAGCCCCCGCGATGGGATCATCGCGTGTCGCGCCTGCCGGCTCAATGCGGAGGAGTACAACAAGCAGCTCGGCGTGTGCCCTGACTGCGGCAAGAAGGCCCCCCGCGAAGAACTATCGCCCGCGCCTTGCCCCTTCGAGTCGGAAGTCAATGGAAACAAAACGCCGTTTTCCATGTGTAACGCTTGCCGTTCGGCTCGCGCGGATGACATATGAGCCAACACTTCCGAATGATCGTTGGTGAACTGGGCCTGTTGTCGGGTAGTCGGTTCAAGTTCACAGCGGAGAGTTTCGTCTTTCATTCTGCGGGGATCGGAATGCTCGGCGAAATTTCCGAACCCCCGAGAGCAGTACTCGACGGAGTGGTTCTCCAAGGGGCGCCTATCATTCAGAGCCTTGACTTCGCTGACCTCCGTGACCACATCCAGCAGCTCACCGATGAGCACAAGCGGCGGGAGCGACAGCTCATGGACGAGAACGCTTCGCTCCTGAAGCAGTTCAACGCAGCCCAGGCCGAGCTGCGCGACGGTGTTGGCAAGGTGCAAGAGAAGGCCGCCGCCCGCGAGGCCGAGATCGCTGAGCGACTCGCCGCCCTGCTCGGCAACGTGAACCTGGCGTGCTACGGGGTGGACGATTTGGTCGGGCGGTTGCGGGATGAACTGGCCGATCTCGATTGGATGGGATCTGCCAAACGCATGGCTGGAGGCTGAGATGCCAAAGCGAATTGGCTGGTGGGCGACGACAATGATTTTTCTGCTCGGCCTCACTTGGGTCGGGCTGTTCGCAGTAGAGAAGCTGGTGCCCCACGACTGCTGGCGTGTGGTGCCGATGGAGAAGGGGAAGTGACCTGTGTTGTCTCCAGAAGAACTGAAAGCGGTGTTCGACCGGACCATCGTCTCTGACTACGTGCGTTGTCGGGCGTGCGACCAAAAGCGCATTCAGGCCGGCGGTAAGGAAGACCTCTGCCAGCCGCACAACACGCCTGAGGATTTGCTCTGCCCTTGCGGTGGCATCCGCGAGCCCTACGAATGCCAGTCCGAAGAGTGGATTACGGAAGGGCGCGTCAATAGCGACCCGATGGCTCGCGTGGTACCGGATTTCCAGGCGTCTGCTGCGCGTTCTTTTTGGCGCGACGTAAACCCACGCGATGTCGTGACAATTGGAGAGAAGCCCACGGGCTCGTCCGCCGATGTGGTTGCCCCCGACGATTACGAATCGGAAATCGTTCTGCGCTCCCCGCGTGGCCGCTTCGTTTACGAGAAGATCGTTTACACGCCGTCGATGCCCGCGCCCAAGGCCGGAAGCAAAGGATACCAGCGGAGGCAGAACCAGCGATGGCCGAAGGGGCGGTAAGTGGCTGACATCATCGACTTCGAGGCGGCGAAGGAGAAACGCGAAGCGGCCAAGTCGTCTTGGGTCGCTGCTTGGTGCTTTTGCTGGCTTTGCGGCTACCGCTGCATTTCGGTCATGACGGAGCAGACGGCGTCTTTACCCTGGCTGGAGTGCCCCGACTGTCGGCAATTCAGCCTCTTCATTGAAGAAGTAGTGTGATGGCCCCGCTCTACCTGCTCACCGCCTTGTCCTGTGCAGCCATTGCTTGGCAGCCCTACCAGCGCACCGATTTGTGGGAATGGGTGGTTTGGGCTGCTGCGCGGAGCGCTCCCTACCAAAAGGGCGATGAGGCGAAGGACGAAATCACTCGGATCGCCATGATGGTGATTTTCGCCGTTCCCGCCCTGCTTTTCCTTTTCGCGTCGGTGTATTTGTTCACGCACCGTTGACACCGAGCGGAAAAGCGCGACAGCAGGCCCGGCGGGCTGTTAAAACTGTCGGCATGACTGAGCAATCCAAAACGCCGCCGGGCAAGGCCGTGTCGCTTGAGAAAAAGCGCGCTGCGACCTTCGACCTCGCGGCGGAGCTCTGCAAAGAGCACCCCGGTCAGCTCGATAAGGCGCACAAGGCACTGCGCGAGAAGACCGACAGGGACAGCAGCTATGTGCCGATTCCCCTGACCGAACTGAAGACTTGGTACGAACACGGGCTCCAGGCCCTGAAGCGAATCCAAGGCGTTCCGTCCTCGGTCCAGATCCGCCCACCCATCCGCGACATGGTGATGGAAGCCGCCGCGTCTACTGAGCGAGCTGTCGATGAGGCGGCGCGGTCGATGGTGGCCAAGGTGCGCAAGGGCGCGGCAGAGAACGGCATCGCTGGCGCTCACATCCTCATCTTCCAGCAGGCTTACCTCAGCCAGCTCACCCGCGCCATCGTGGCGCCGAGTCACAAGGGGCCGGGGCTTCATCAGGTGGCCATCTCGCTGTGCGAGCGGCTCGCCCATCAGCTCCATCTGAAGCGGGAGGATATGTCGAATGACGAGCTCTACAACTGGCTCATCAAAATCACTCGACTTCAGTCCTCCATCCTAGAAATGCAGTCGTCCATCACCAAAGTGGAAGTCGACCTCACCGGGCAGACTCGGCAAGATCTTCTCTCCGTCCGTGCAAGTGGTGGGGAAATGACGAAGGCCGAGGACACGCTCGCCGACTCCTCCAATGATGTGCTGCTGCGCCAAGTCGATGGGCTGCGCCGGACAGCGGACGACATCCGGCAGGCCCTCGCGCCGTTTGCCGATATGGAGGCGGGGATCATCGCCCAAGTGGCGGCTCCGTCAGGCTAAGCGCCGGGGTGGTCCGCTCGGCGCTACCATGTCGGCATGGTGCGCCAATTCCTTGTCACGCTCACTCCGACGGATCTCGCCTTCCCGACCGCCCCGCAGGCCGAGCTGCCTGTAGGGTTCGAGGTCGATTCGTGGTCCATCGTGAACAACGGCGATGTGGCGGTGGAACTCGCCTTCGGGCAGGTTCGCCGTGACGCTGCCGGTGCCGACATCGTCGACCTGACTGCTGCCGCTGCGGGTGGCGGGCCGAGCTCGGCTTGGTCCTTCAACACGCGGAGCTGGAAGGTGTGGCTGCGGTGCGCCGTGGCGCCCGCTGCTGACATCACCGTTCAACTCGTAGCGAGCAAGGAGAAGTAGCCATGCCCATCGGAACGGGTGGCGCGCAGCCGCAAGGTGGCGCTCCAGCCGGACCAGCTCCGTCTTTTACTCCGCCAATCTCACCGTCTGTCCCAGGGAACCCCCCGCCGGATCGGACGCTCCAGTCGGATGGCGCAGGCGTCGTCGACTGGTACCCAACGGTTCCGCAAGCGCTTGTGTATCGCCCAGGCGGTCCCGGCGGAGACGGAAGTTACTCGACGTGGGCGGCGCTTTACACGGCGTTCGGCCTCACGACCCCCGGCGATGTCGTCGTGCTCATCGATGACTCGTACGTGAGTCCCGCTGTGGTTCCGACAGGCACACGGGACTGGGGCTACCGGGCTACGTTCGTGGGTTTCAAGCCCGGCGCTTCGGTGTCCTTCGCCGAGGGAGCTGTCGACAAGAACGTCCGTGCGTTTGAATTTCTTGTGTTGAACACCTCGGCGACCACGACCCTTCCGCTGAAATGGGACAACGTCAGCGCGGCGGCTACAGCGGTGATTTTCCGCTACTGCGCCCTCCTCGCGGACGCGGGAACGAAGCAGCTTTGTCAGGTGGCGGCGGCTCAGACTTTGACAGTCCTGCTGGAGAGCACCACGGTTGGCTCCCTCGCGCCTGTCAACCAAGTTTTCTCGGTCCTAGCGACAGGGACGCTGGGCATCCGTTCCATGGGAATCACGGATATTCGGGCAAACAGCCTCCTCGGAGCGGGCGGCAGTTTCATCACGGTTCTTTCGGACGCCACGGCGTCGGTAGCCACCACTCAGCCTGCTCCGTTCTTTACCCCGACGGTGCGAGGCGCGGCAGCTAACTGCCTCTACACCCCATCGGTGGCGGGTGATTGGCCCACCGGTTTGCCCACATTGGCCTCGGGTGGAATGGATACGTTGGCAGCTCGTCTCAGCGATCCATTGGCGCAAATGCCGCTCGTCACCGACGAGGATTTTTTGTCATTCGCCACGACGGGAACGTCCCTGCTCGGTAGTACCGTCACTTGGCAGCTTAACCAGTCGGGTACGGGCGCAACGATTGCGGCGGCAGCCGCCGCTGACATGACGAATAGGACGCCGGGCGCCATCATCCTTCCGACGGGGACAACGGCTGGTGGACGAACCGGAATTATGCTCGGTTCCTCTGGTTCGACCGGATCGATCAAGTTTCTCAATGCGGGCGCCATGGCCGTTTTCGTCATTGAATGGACTTGGCTTTGCAACTCGTTGTTTTCAGCCATCGACACCGGTTGGCTTGTTCTTGGTCTGACAAACAACATCACCCTCGGGAGCGCTGGACAGTACGGCCTGTTTTGGCGGTACGACGGGGGAGCGAGCAATTCGCTATCCGCCATCGTCCGTGCCAACAACGTCGAGACGGGCAGCGCTCTCGGTGTAGCGACGGTTGTGGCGGGGACGATTTACCGTTGCCGGGTGGAGAGCGATGGCGTCAATGTCACTTGGAAACTGGCTACGGGCCGGTCAGGCGGGGCGTACACGCCCTACTTGACCATTCCACTGGCAACAATCGCGGCGGACGTGGGCTGGTCTACAAACCTGCTCGGCGTCGCAGCTCGCGTTCAGAAGACCCTGGGCATCACAAGCATCCGACCGGTTATCGATCGGTGCAAGATGGTGTTCACAACGTACTAAGGAGACGACCATGGCGTACGAGATCACAACGGCCAGATTTACCGCTGCTTCGGGCACCCTGTCACTGGTGGAGTCGACGGGACTCAAAGACACCACCGTGTACCGGGATTCCGCTGGCGTGTACCGGCTTTACACCGATTCGCCGTCGGAAGACCCGGCGACGACGACGTGCCACCCGAACATCCAGCTTCCGTCGGGTAGCACGGTGGCCGCGATCATGCTGGCACCGATCGAGATTTCCACTGTGGACGGGGGTCTGACCTACATCGGGTACAAGATCCAAGTGGTCAACACCAGCGGAACGCCCGTGGACGCCGATGTCGAAGTCGTCATCGAGAGGCACTAAGATGAAGGCCCTGCGTTTGCCTGCTTGTTTGGCCTTTTTCGCGCTGTTGCTCGTGGCTTGCGACCCGCCGCCCAGCTCGGACTGCCTCTATGGCAAAGACGTATCCGACTGGAAGCCGGTCGAGGTGTCCCCCGAGGCGGTGACAACCCCAGTCCTGTCCTGCGGCAAGACGGTGGGCTTCGACATCACGATGCCCCCTGGCGACCACGCTTCGGTTATGTGGCGCTACGACCTCGAATCGTCTGGCCCGCCGCTCTTTTCGCTGCGTCCGTCCATTGAGAGCGCGGCTCGGTCGGAGCTTGGGTTTGTTGAGCACAAGACGGTCGGTATGGTCCGCGCCGTAGTTCCTGACCAAACCGCTCCGACTCCTGGGGCCTTCCGCGTTTTGCAAGTGGTGTTTCCGCAGTCAGGCGCAGGCAAGTGGCGCGTGTACGGTTTCACTGGCTGGTGATTTTTGTCCGGCATCAAGCGGTGCCTTAGCCTGTCCTCTCCTACTCAGAACCTCAGAGCTTGACTGCGCCGGCTTGCAACCGGCGGTAGCGTTGCGCCTTGTGATAGGTCGCGTACGGTCTGTTCGGATCAAGCTTGCCGCAGTAGATATAGCGCGGAGCGAGTCCGCGACCTGGCCACGCGTAACGGTGCGATCCTGTTCCTACCTTCCGATTTTGCATCTTGGCCTCATCAGTGCGCGAAAGTACGCGCAGACCTAGCAGCGCTGCTAGGTTTCGGCCTAGTTAGATTTCTGATTATAACTTCTAATCCTTTCGATTTGGATATTTAACAATATTCTTGCTTGATCCGCTTCTTTGCTTTTATCGGTTGCTAGTTCCTTTAGAGTTTCCTGGTGGTAATACTCTGCGAACGACATTTCTTTTTTCTTTGCCATGTCGCTTATCCTACGCATGCGGAAAAACATTGCAAGAAAAAAGATCGTGAATTATTTTTCACAGTGTATCCAAAAATTCACACTAGAAATTGTTGACGCTGTTTTGGTCGGCACTAGAATGGAGGCCACACAAGCGCGAAGAAACGCGCGAAAGGACTCGGCAAAATGGCGAAGCTTCCGAACGGATGCACGATTGAAAAGGTAAAGGACTCACGCGGTAAAATTCTCGCATATGAGCTACGGCAAGGTAACAAAGTTTGGCGTGAGCCTACCGCAGTGCAAGCCATTGAAGCACGAACCGCAGCCGGAGCTCCGTAGTAAGTCCGACCTCGCGCGGCTTTCTCGACTGTTGCGCGCGACGTGCTGCGGATAACGTGTGAACAATCACCAGCGGCGCCGCTTCCGCGACTTGGATCATCGATGACGGTTTCGTAAACCTTGCGTGTTTGCTTTTGCATCCTGGCCTCATCAGTGCGCGAAAGTACGCGCAGACCTAGCAGTCGCTGCTAGGTTTCGGCCTACTCAATATGTGTGCGTTTCCTACGCTTAGCATTTTCGCACACAAAACAAGCACCGTCGCTCCTCTTATGGTTTGCATGTAACGGATTGTTGCATGTGTCTTTTTTTAAATAGGCTACGTCATCTTTTTTAAAAAGCGGCGGAGCTGATTTTAGTTTGTTTAGTGCTTCCTCGCGTGTCATGTAGAGACTATAAAAAGAAGCAAAAACCACGGCAATAAAAAAGATCGTGAATTATTTTTCACAGTGTATCCAAAAATTCACAGTGAAAATTATTGACGGAGTTTTTTTGCGAGCGGATAATTGGAGCCAACTACTAGGCGCGGATGTCGCGCGAAAGGACACGCACAATGAAGGCTCCAAAAGGTTGCACGCTGAAAGCCGTAAAGGCACCGAAAGGTAAGATCCTGTGTTACGAGCTGACACAAGGTGATAAGGTTTGGCGTGAGCCTACCGCAGCGCAAGCCATCGAAGCACGCGAAGCGGACATTCAACGTGCCACAGAAGAGAGCGATCTTCCGATCCTGTTGGTAAATCCTACCGATGATCCGACAGAGATCGCTTTGTGTGGTTTTCGCGTGCTCGGAGCTTGGCGTTACGGTTTCGTCCGCAAGCCTACAGCGCACGGCTTAGGCTTGGATTGCTTCGGCGGATCTGGTGAGTACAAGACACGCGCAGAGTGCGAGCGCTCCATGCGTTGTCACGCTGCGCAAATGGCTGTGCGTATCGGACCGTTTTCCGAAGGTTGCGAAGTTTTGGCCGATGGCCTCTATTACTTAGACGCCTCGCTAGGCGGAGTCAACACGGCAGAAGACTTCCGCGAACAAATGATCCATGTGGCGTACTGTCGCGCGGATAACTACGCCAACGGTAAAGGAATGCCGGACGGTGCGCCTATGTCACCTGCGAGTCAGTACAGAAACGATGCTATTGAGTGCGAGCGTAAGCGTATTCACGACGTTTATAAGGTGCTGAGTCGTGATCCGATGTTCCGTTACAACGTGGCGGAAAGCTTCCGCCAAGGTCGGCTAATCTCGCGCTAGCCAGTGCGCGCGGCTGAGTGCTGCGCGCGCGAAAGGATCGCCAGTGAAAGAACCACGTTTTAAAGTAGGACAGCGCTTCAAAACCAGAGGCAAGCATCCGAGCGTGTGCGTCGTCGTGGATATTCTGCGCACGTTCAATCTAGCCGGTGAGTGCGTGAAATTGTGCTACGTGGCCACTCACGAATTTTACGGTCAGACCGTGACCGATCATGACGTGGCAGACGCGACGATCGCGCGAGGCTTGATCGATGGCTAAAGAGTACGTATTGCGAGGACTTCCAAAAGGTTCCTCCGATCATTTGGACGCTGTGATCCTGTCAACGCAAGCGCGGACACCAGCGGAAATGGAAGCTGTCAAGAAACGCGCAGCTAAGGACGGCTGGCATTCTTTCAACGTCCAAATTTTAGACTTGGACGCAGATCCAAGCGCCATGTGGAAACAAGGCAAGAGGTAGCGCACGCGCGCTTGAAAGGTTGCAGATCATGTTGTGCGTTGTAAAACTCGACGATCCAAAAATGGCTGGAAATGGCGGAGTAGTTCAGAGCGTGCACACCGACTCCGAGTTTTCGCAGGCTCATGAATCGACCATGAGAAGCGCGCTAGGTGGTCTGCGAGGTAGCGATCCTGCGCTTCGCGTTTGGCGCGCTTCCGACGGCTGCTACGTAGGCCAGAGAGTGCGCTTACCGACTCAAGAGGAACTAGACCGCATGGTGCGCGCATGACCAAAAAGTCCGGCCTTATGCGTAACCAAGATCGTCCTACGGTTTTTGGAGTGGAGCTAGACCGCGTCAACCTTCTACCGGTCCGAAACTACGTCGACGTCGAGCGCGCAGGTGACCATGGCGCAGATCCACTCGGCGATGGAACCTTTCGCATGGTGCCAAGTGGCGACATCGTCAGTTTTGAAGAACGCTGCCGAAGGTTGAAACGCTAGACACTGGCCACCTGTTCACTCTTGCCGACACGCTAGGCCATCCGCTATCAGTCGCGGATGGCTTTTCCATTCCATGGTTGGTTGCGCTATACCGGCGGTAAGCGGAACATGGCCGGACTCATCACAGAGCGCTTGGCTGTCCGCGACGCTTTTACGTCCGCTTGCGTTGGCGGTGGCAGTGTTGAAGTGCAGATCGCTACCGCTCGGCACCTGTCCTACCTGTGCTTAGCCGATCGCAATCCAGCCGTAAGAAGCTTCTATCGTCACGGTATCGACGAGCTATCAGCGCCGTTCTACGTACGCTTGCCGTTCTCTGTGCTGCGCGATCGGCTGAATGAAGCTGTCGCCAAAGTCGAGAGCGGAGACGCGAGCGCTGAGGGCGAGCTGGCTGTTCTGTTCTGGGCCTACTCGCGGAGGTGCAACAACGGCATCATCCGAGTGAACCTGGAGGGGCGCTTCAACGTGAGCGAGGGACTGACGGCGCAGGGGCAGCCGCTCACCGTATCCGACTTCGATATCGCCTACGCAGCGCACCTCGGCGGGCTCCTCCGAAAAGCGCAGCCGCGCATTTTGTCTTGTGCCTTCGAGGCCATTGAGTCGGCGCCACCAGGGAGCAGCATCCTCGTCGATCCGCCGTACACAGGCGGCTTCGTCAGCTACACCAAGGAGCGCTGGGGTGAGGCGGAAGACGAGCGACTGTTCGAGGAGCTGGCCAAGTCGCGTAAGGAAAAGCGGACGCGCAGTGTGCTGTGCCAGCCCGACTCCCCACTCGCGCGAGAGCTGGCTGCACGGCTATTACCCGGCTGGCACATTGACGTGGTGCCGATGCGCCGGAACGTCAATTCTGACGGCCAAGGGCGGAAGCCGGTTGGTGAACTTTTGATCTGGAGTGGTGAATGAGCGAGAAGAAGCCTGAAGAACCGAAGCCCCATCGATGCGTTGTGGACTTCTGGCACCGTGGGATGCGCGCGGACCTCCACGAGCAGCGCTACCGGCGTGATCGGTACAGCCGACCGGTGTTCCATTGCCCCGAGCTGCTCATGAGCTATGGGTTTGACGGCGGTGTGAACGCGGAGGGCGCTCCGACGTGCGGTGTTGTGCTGGTCGGAGAAAACGGGGTCGCGTCGGTGTGGAGGGGAGAGGTGCCACAAGCTTAGGGAATCGCGTCGACGAAGGCAATTCGATGGCCGATCCAGCGCATGACTGGTACGGCCATCGAATTGCCGATGGCCTTGTAGCGAGGGCCATCCTTGGTCTCAGAGGAAATCATCGTCCAGTTGTCGGGGAAACCCTGGAGGCGCTCGCACTCTATCGGTGTCAGCCTTCGCACGCGATCCGTGAGGATGTAGGCTTTGTCCCCACCGCCCTGGCTCGCGCGTAGCGCTGTGGCGATACCCCCTCCGAGTTCCGCTGTCGCGCCGCCTTCTCGACCTCGCAAAGAGACGGACTGGACGACAAGGTTCGGGCCGAGCGCTGTGTCGCTGTTGTCCGGCTGCTTGCCGTACGTGGAGGTGAGACACGGGGCTATCCGACGGACCGTAAAAGGGCGACTTTGAGAACTTCCGGTAACTGTTTCCCCCTTCGTCCCGCTCTTCGGAGAATCCCGGCGCACGCTTCCGCGCTCAAAAAGCACTGCGGCGGGACGTCTCCAGTCTCCAGAATGCCCGACAACGAACACTCTTCGGCGTCGTTGCGGGACTCCGAAATATTGAGCGTCAAGCACCCGATATGCGTACCGATACCCGAGTTGTCCCAGCCCCCAGAGGAAGGAGCCAAAATCCCGTCCTCTGTTGGTTGTGAGAACACCGGGGACGTTTTCCCAGACGATCCACCGAGGTCGGTACTTCTCAAGAACTCCAAGATAGACGAGGGCCAATTGACCACGGTGGTCGTCCATTCCTCTTCGGAGTCCCGCCGCTGAGAAAGATTGGCAAGGCGTTCCTCCGACGAGGAGATCGATTTTGTCATCGGGCCACTCCTGGTAGCGAGTCATGTCTCCGTGGTTCGGAACCGCTGGGTACCGGATCTTCAGCACCGACGACGCAAAGGCGTCGATTTCGCTAAAGAACCGGGGTTCCCAGCTCAGCGGGTGCCACGCCACTGATGCGGCCTCAATACCGCTACAAATAGATCCGTATCTCATGGGCCTACGGGTAGTTGGTGGAGGCGCAATCGCAATCCGCTGGGTGGATCGGAATGGAGTCGCTCACGCTCTCCGTCTCCTCAGGCAAGTAATTCACCAGTTTATCGAGCCGCTCCACGAGATCCGAGAGAGTGGAGAGATGGTCTTCTGACACTTCCGGATCGGGGTCATTGAAGATCTCTCCGTGCATCGTGGCGAGTTCGTCCAAGACGTTAAGGATTTGTTCCTTCAGGGCGCTGGTTTTCGCCATCACAGCACCTCGATGATGCTGTCGATTCGAGATCCGACCAACGCGGCGTGGCCAGCGCTGACGGTGACTACACGAATTGAGCCCTTGTTCGCGAACTCCAAATAGTCGTGGCGGTTCACTTTGAGCAGGGGGCGCGCTATGTCCTCGTTGGCGTAAGCGCGCAGCATCCGAACGCAGTCGTCCGCACTTCGTTTGGCGTACGCAATAACGAGCACTTTCTCTCCGAGTTCCCTCGCAGCCCACAGGGCTTGCTTGAGTGGCCGCTCGAACCGCTGGTAGCACTCTTCTTTGGGCGCCATCCGACAGGCAATACGAAGGCGCAGATCGTTGAGGTTTTCCTCGATGCGGGCCGGGAGAGAAATACTCTGTCCACGGTAGATCCGGAGCAGACCCCGCAACCGGGCGTTCTCCTCACGTAGGAAGGCCAAGTCTTCAGAATTTTCAGCCATCGTTATTCTCCAGTTCCACTGCGTGTTTCCTCATGTAAGCCGCGTGCTCGGGCTCCGCGCCAAACACCGAGGTCGCCACGCGGACAGCTTCCTCGAAGTTGACGAACAGCTTGGCGCGGATGGCCTCAAAGTCTTTCTGCCTGCGGCAGTGGCGCGCACTCCCCAAGTAGTCCCACGTTCCATCGCGCCGCAGAGCGAGGCGACCGAGCTTGACGATCCAGTACACGCGGCTCGGCGGGTCTCCGCGAAGGAACTCCGCGCTCTCCGGGCTGCGCAGGTGCCACTCGAACTCGACGGCGATGCGCGCCGCGTCGGGCATTGAGAGCGAGTCGTCTAGGTCCGGCGTCACCTTCGCACCGCCTTCGGCACGCACAGGCAGCCGGGGCTCACGAACTTGGCCGAGAAACCGGGTTCGCACTCGCGCGCCACCAGGCACATGTCGTCGCGTCCCTTCTGGAGTCCCACCGCGTAGCCGCCAAACGTGGCGACGATGGGAATGACGACGGAGAACGCAATTTCTAGGATTTTGCCGCTGGTAACTCTCTCGCTGAGCATCTTCACCTCTGTACCCATTTCTCACTGCGCCGCCTCGGACGCAATCCCGATCGTTTGTTCAGTGACGCGCCTTGGCCCGGCGGCTATGCTGCCGAGACGCCATGACTCGCGCCCTCACCAAAGACCAGATCCGCAAGCTCCACGAGACGGTGGCCCAGCTCAAGGCCGCGCATGTTGTGGCCGCTCGGCGGTCGTCTGCGGCATTCACGTCCTACGTGATGCGCGACGAGTCGGGGCAACCGCTCAAGCTCGCCGACTTCCACCACGAGTGGCACAAGCTGCTGGCGCTCCACGACCAGCTCATCATCTGGGGAAGTGCTGAAATCGGCAAGACGATCCAGCTCATCTCTTACGTCGCGTGGAAGATCGGCATGGACCCGAGCATCCGCGTCGTCATCGCGTCGAAGACGAAGGAGAAAGCGGCTCAGATCCTCGGCGCCATCGTCAACGTGATGTCATCTGCGGCGTATCGCGAGGTATTCCCGCACATCGCCATCATCGGCAGCAACGCGCACACGCTTCGAGTGCTCGGGTACGACGGAAAGAACCCCACGGTCCAGGCGTACCAGTTCAAGGCCCCGATCGTCGGTAACCGCGTCGATTTGCTCATCTTCGACGACATCCTCGACCGATCGAACACTCGAAACGAGCAGACCCGTGACGAGTGGCATCAGTTCTACAAGGACACCTACATCTCGCGTCTGACTCGGCGTGGGCAGGTGGTCTTTATTTCGAACGCCTGGCATCCGCGCGACCTCATGCACCGGCTGCAAGAGGAGCGGGGGTGGGTCACAAAGCGTTATCCGATCTGGGCCGAGGTGAACGGCAAGATGGTTCCGCTGTGGCCCGAGCAGTGGCCGCTGGAGCGCATCCTCAAAGTCCGAGAGAAGTTCGGCAAGGACCGGGTCTTTTGGGACCGCAACTACGAGTGCGTGGCCATCGACGACGCCTCGGTCACTTGGAAGCGCGAATGGGTGGACGAGGCCGAGCGGTGCGGCCTCGGGCTCCCGTGGCCCATCAACCTCGGAGCGGCTCACGGCGAGACGTTCCGCCAAATCGTCATCGGCGTGGACCTCGCCACCAAGCGCCCCGGCTCCAGGCGTAAGACGGACGAGTCCATCCTGTGCGTGGTCGGGCAGCTCCACAACGGGCGGAAGCGCATCCTTCAGATCCGATCGGGCCGCTGGCACGGACCGGAAATTGTCTCCGAGATTCGCGAGATGCGGCGCCGCTTTCATCCGGCCATCCCGTGGGTGGAGTCGAACGCGGCCCAAATTTACATCGTCGACTACTGCAAGGAGCCGGGAAAGCAGTCGCAGTCGTCTGGTTGGATCGGCATGGAGGGTCTCGAAGACCTGCTCCCGCAGCAGTCAAACGAAGACCCGATCCCCGTCCGCTCGTTCGACACTTCGGCGCAGAACAAGTACGACCCGCGCTTCGGTGTCGAGGCGCTCGGCACCGAGATGGCTTGCGGCATCTGGCTATTCCCCAATACGCCCGGCGTCGAGCAGCCTGCCGAGTACCTCAAGCTCGTCGACGAGATGATGGCCTATGACCCGACAGGGCACGTTGGCGACAGGCTCATGGCGCTGTGGATAGCGAACGAAGGACTGCGTCTTGGCGGCGGCTCTATCGAGGTGGTGCCGGGGGCGAATGCTCGGGGGCGGTAGCTACTCGTCGGCACTTTCAGTGCTGAAGATGAGACGGAAGAACCCGTATAGCCCGGCGGTAATGGCCGCGATGGCGAATGCGTCTGGCCAGCTCAACATTGCGTTTTCCCTCCTTTCCTAGTGCGCGGCTCGGAGGGTACAGCCCTTGAACACAGCACCACAGCAGACAACGGCTTCGGCGTTAGCACCCGTGGCGAGTTTCCCCGTCACTTTGTAAAGGTGCGCATCGCGTCCGTCACAGCCGCGCAGCCCGACGAACCACGCCGTCCTATCGACCAAGTGGCATTCCTGCCAACCGCCGATCACCTTGACTGTGTCGCACCCCTGTTGGTCGGGCTGCGTTACCGACAGCCAGTGCTTCGCTCCGAAAAACGCCACCAAGAGGAGCAGGGTGAAAACAGACTTTTGAATACTTGTCACGTTTCGTTCCTTTGTTTAGGCGGAGTCCCGCCGTCAAACACCAGACCCCGATCGGACTTCCGCCCATTTCTCGTTCCAGTACGCCTTGTAGCTCTCCCAACAGGTCGGGCACAACGTCGGTGGGCGATTCGGGTTTTCGCCGCTGCCGTCCCAATGGTAGGCGGTCATCGCGATGCGCTTCTCAGCCGTCTTTGCGTTGCAGGGGCCGGAAAATCCCTCGCATGCCGCGTTCTCCCCGTCAAACACCACTTCGCCGTACGTCTTGGCGTAGGCCCCGATGGACGAGTCACCTTCGAGGCAGACTTGGCGGATGAACGCCTCGAAGCGCTTTCGCTCCTCCGCGTCCCTCTGTTCTAAGCCCGCTTTACGACGCGCTCGTCGGTTCTGACCCATGCGGCCCTCCATGCGCATAGTGCTTGTGGTCCGCGTCAGCTACCGGGCCGACTCGGAAATACTTGTGGATGCGCGGCGTAACAACCAGCCGCGTTTCCATGTCGGACTGGCTGTGACCTTGGGTGGTGTAATCACAGTACATGGACCCGTCCTCGCGGACTGAAACGGGTAGCCCACTGGACAAGCCCACGAGGTGCGCGTTGGCGGCTTCCAGCGTCGGGAACCACAGGTCCCTGTTGCGGTCTCCGCCGATCGCCGGACGGTCGTAGAACATCGCTCCGCCTTGGGGTGCTTCCTCGTAGCGCAAGTCGATGTACTCACCCGCGCGCTTCGCCAGTTCACCCGCGATCTCCGTGCGCAGGGATTTCAGTTGTTCGACGGAAAACTTTGCGAGATCGATCATAGTTTTTGCTCCATGTCTTGACGTTGCCGGACGGAAACCGCCCGGTTCAATGGAGCCGCCCAAGGTAGGGTGGGCGGAAAACTGCTAGACCCCGTCTGTCTGTCCACCTGTCTACCGCAAGCCTTCGCGACGGCGCAATTCCGAACGTCTGTTCAGTGCCCGCGTGCGGTAGCATGGCGGCATGCAGCTCGGATTCACCCGCCGCCCCCTTGAGACTGCCGCCGCCATGCCGCTGGCCGCGCAGCAAATGGCGATGGTCAACCATTTCTCCTCGCCAGACGCGGACAAGTTCTACACCCCGGATCACGCCTTGCTCCAGCAGAAGTGGGCTTGGTACGAGGGTCTCCAGTACGACGAGTGCCAATTCGACTGGTACGGAGCGCCGTACGGCAGCGGCAGTGTGTCGAAGGCCCTCGTCCCGAAGTCGACTGGCGTTCCGCCGGGCTTCCGGTCGCTCAATGTGCCGTCGCCGTCCTTGTCGCAGCGTCGACCGTCGAGCCCCCAGCGAGTGGTGCGGCGTGTGGTGGGTCGGTTCACCGGTCTTCTTTTCGGCGACGGCTGTAACCCCACCGTGCAGTGCGTCGGGGACGAACAGACGGGGCACTGGCTCCAGTCGTTCGCCAAGACCTCGCGCCTATTTCCCAAGATGCAGTCGGCCCGCGACATCGGCGGCGCCATCGGTGCGGTAGCCATCGGCCTGCGCGCTCTCAACGGTGAGCCGCGTATTGAGCTGTTCGACCCTCGGTTCACCAAGCAGATTTGGGCCGATCGAGAGGCGATGGTGCTCAAGGCTCTCGACGTGCGGTACAAGATCCCCGTGTCGGTGCTTACGGGACGGGGCGGATCGCGGGAGACGGCGTACTACTGGGAGCGGCGCCTTATCTCGGACCAGGCGGACCTCCACTACAAGCCGGTGTGGGTGTCGAAGCGTGAAGGCCAGATCCTCGATAACGGTGTGGCCGTCGCAACGAATGCGACGGGCCGTGAGCCCGAGTGGGACACGCTCATCGACGAGGAGAAGTCGGTACGCCATGACCTCGGCTTCTGCCCCGTCATTTGGGTGCAAAATCTGCCGAAGCACACCACTGAGTATGGCTACTCGGACGTGGACGGGCTTTACGAGCAAGCAGCGGACATCGACCAGCTTCGCTCGTCCATTTCGGCCTGCGTCAAGGCCAATATGGACCCCACCCTCGTCATCACGAATGCCGATGGTAAATTTCCGGATGGACTCAAGAAGGGCTCGGGGAACGGCATCGCCGTCCAGACCGGCGGCACCGTGCAGTACCTCGAAGCGGGGTTCGGTTCCGTTACAGTGGCGATGAACTGGTTCGAGCAAGTGCTGGACCTGTTCTTCAAAGAGTCGGACTGCCTGGAACTCGCCAAGGATGGCGGCGGGGCGCCGCAGACCGCCACCGAGGTCAATCAGAAGGTCGGTCCGCAGCAGGCGAAGACCGGGCGGCTTCGCGAGCAGTACGGGCAGCTCGGCGTCCGCAAGATCCTCCAGATGGCTGTCCGTATGGAGCGCCAGCTCAATGCGCGTGGCGAGGGCTTCACGGAGCTGGAGCCCCGAGTCGTCAATGTCACGGAAGGTGAGGACAAAGTGGAGCCGGTACAGCTCGGAGCTGGCGGCTACATCGACGTGGACTGGCCCCCGATCGCTCGCCCCTCCATCGCGGACATCGCGCAAGCGGCGACCGCAGCGTCAGCGGCCAAGGCGGGCGGCGTCCTCGACAACGAGAGCCTGGTCAAGTGGCTCGCGCCCTATTTCGGGGCCGACGACATCGGTGTCATTCTGGCGCGGCTGGAAAAGGAAAAGGCCGATGCGCTGGCCCAGCAGCAGATGGGGTTTAGTGGCGAGGAGCAGCCCGAGCAGCCGGAAGCGCCGGCTACGGAATAGTGCTCTTGGGCGGCAGTGCCTTGGCGTCGTCGACTCGACACTCCATGGCTTCCGGAGTGTCGTACTCGGGTAGCCTGGGCGACCCTTCCTGCGCGCTGCGCACGTCCACAGGTCGCCCACGCATGTTGTAGATCGCTGCCGCTTCGGCGGGCGAACAGCGTAGAGAAATTCTAACTTCGCAGGCTTCGCTCTCGTCTCTCCGAAGACCTGCGGGACGGAACGAAGATCCCCGAAATTCGTAGCTGTCCCTTGGAGTGAGGTTTATTTCGACTTCGGTGATTCTCACTGTGCTTGGTCCTCTATTAGTTTTTTCCGTAATTCTTTCTCGAAATTAACATCTTCTTCCCAATGAACATTCGCAAGAAATTCTTTTAGACTCTCTGCCTGGGAATCGCCGAACCATTCGATTTTTTGAGTCGTACCAACAATGAAGTAAGAACACTCGCCGGTTATTTGTTTTCTGTCTGCAATTAAGGCCTCGATCTGACCCGGTTCAGCTTCGATGAAGTACAAACGGTTTTCATCGTAATGCTCACCGTTATCTACTATGTAAATCATTATGCGGATTTTTTACAAAAATCACACCGAGTAAATCCTGAAAGTTCGTTCAGGTACTCCCTTGCCTCCGATCGTCTTTGCCGCTACTCCTTCTGATATGGGAACAGGAACGGAGCGGCGGTCGTCGGACTTACTCTCGGACCGCGAGTTTTTCATCCAAGAGACGTTCGGGCAGGAGCGGTGCGAGGCGTGTAACGCCCTGCCGATCTGCACGCGCGCGACGATCTATCTACCGGAGTCCGAAGTCAAGAAACGCGACCCGGACGGTTTTTGGCTTGGACGCTACGGGTCGGCGATCCGGATTCCGAAAACGATGAGCTCGGAGCGGTACTACACCTTCACAAGCCACAGGGCGTGCGCTGCCTGCGAGAAGGAAATGGAGCGCATGATTCACACGCAGTATCCGAGTTACGGCTTCGTCGAATTTACCCGCGCACCGAGGGACCGCCTCATCCTGCGGGCTGGGTAGCGCGCCTACCTCGGCGGCTCGCTTTTATTCTTGAGGCATGAACGCAGCGCACCTCAAGAACAACACCCCCGACCCGATTGCCCTGCCCCACCCGTTCGCGGGTGTCCTTCAACCGGGTGAGATGATCACGACGCGCTTTAGCCCCGTGCGAGCGCGCTACTTGATCGATGCGGATCGCGGGATCAATTCCCAGGTCCGCCAAATCACTGTTGACCAAGGCCATCCGGTTCCGCTCGAAGAGTCGGTGTCGGCACACACGCCTCCCCGTGACTACTTTCAAGGCGCTGTTCGCACCAGCGGCGCGGTGACCTCCTCGATGTCGTGGCGCCTGCCCGAAGGCGTCGGTCCACTGCTCACCGCTGGGCAGTTCCAGCTCGGCGCCTACGAGCTCGACATGAAGGTTATCGGCGCGCGTGAGGGCGGAGCTGATTTCTCCGTGTACCGCCGCCTCGTTCGGTTCCAGGTTGTCAGCACCGGTATCGACAGCGTCAACGCCGTGACCCAGACCCTGGGCACGGACACCGAGACGGATGCGGCCACTGCGCTGTCCGTGGTGATCACCGCAGGGGGCATCGACGTTCAAGTCACGGGCGTCGCCGCCAAGAACTACCGGTGGTCGGCTTCTGTCGATGTGTCGATGTGCCTGAGCACCGACGCTGTCCTCCCTGCTCCCTAGTTTCATGTCCGTCCTTTAAGGAGAATCCAATGGCTCAGTACGCAAAAGAAGTCGCCGGTAAGCTCAATGCAAGCGGCGGCAAGATGACCACCATGGAAGCGATGGGCGGCGGCGACGCTTCCAAGCGCTTCGACCGCAAGTTCTCGGCCTCCGAGTGGCCCACGAGCACCCCGGTTCCGGCCATGCCGATGCCGGTGAAGCTCCAGTATCGGCACGACAGCGGCCTCGGACAGAGCGAGAAGTAGCCGGTGGCCCAGCGACTCGAAGCGGCGGGGTCACGTCGCGTGGTCCCGACCTCGGCGGACGAGGACGGACTCGTTACGGCGATCATCCCCACGGATTCGTCCGTGGTCTTCGAGGCCTTTATGGCCACCGGGGACATCGTGCTGAGCACGGACGCCCCGGTGCCGGTGCCGTTTGGTCCTGCGGTGGGTAGCGCCGCCAACTATCTCGTCATTCGAGTAAAGGGCGGGCGCGTTGACACGACGATTATCTCGCCTCTTGGAACCGCAACAATCCCCGTCGAGCCCCGGTTGGAGCTGCGAACGGACAACATGAATCTGACGAGCCTGTCTCTCCAGCGCCCGGTGGGTGTGGAAGTGACCGTGAACGTCTATCTCGGAAGGAGGGCGTAAGCCCATGCCCAAGACGATTGAACAGATCCTGAACGAAGGCGGCGATGACCGCCGCTTCCTGTCCGCTGCCCAGATGGTGGGGATCGGAAGCATGCTGGCGTGGAAGTCGCAGGTTTTCGCGAACGCCTCAAACCTCGCGGTGTTCAAGTGTTCGGAGCAGAACCTGGAACCGATGCAGCCGGGCGCCATCGTGAAGTGCGGTGGCGTTCCGACTTTCCTGGCCACCGGAAAAGGTACTTTCGCCGAGACTGTCCCCGCCGCAGGTCTCACGATCGGCGCGGGTAACGCCGCCATCCGGATCTTCCCGAAGCCGGGAATCATCCTGCGTTACGCGCAGTTCAACCCCGGCGGCCCAGGATCGACCGCCCCTTCGTACGTCAACGCCTCGTCGGCTCTCAAGGTCGTGGCGTCGAAGAGTGGCAATGTCGTCGAAGTGTGGACCTCCCTGGCCAACAGCGCCACGGCGGTCATCACCAGCACCCCGGTGCTCATCCAGGCCGCGCTGCTTGCCGACCCCGTCGCCATGCAGGGCATTGCGGCTATCGACTTCGCTGGTGGTACGGGCCTCACGGCGGCTGTTTCGTCTCCGAATGCGCAGCTTACGTCTTTCCGACCGAGCCTCGGCGCGCTCATTGCCGCCAGCGCAACGGACCCGGCGGAGCTGTCTCCCGGCACGTTCGTTCTGTCACAGGATGGAAACCTTTGCTTCGTCTTCTCCGGCTACACGGTCCTGACCTTCGACTACCGCGCCGCGCCGAAGCTGCCGCTGGCCATGGAGTACCCCGGCGTCTAAGCCGGACTTGAACCACGAGGCGCTTTGACCGTGGCTTCGGGCCACGAGGAACCAAGCCCCCGACAGGGGAGAAAGCGAACGAGAGATCATGAGCGAGACCGCACAGACCATCAACCCCACTTCCTTTATCAACGAGCGGAAGCGGGGGCACAAACAAGGCGAGAGAGACACCCTCGCGCGCCTTGGCGTGGCTTCCACCGAGGAGGCCATTGCGGCCATCACGGCCTTTAAACAGATGAAGGCCCAGGGCAGCAGCGACCAAGCGGCCACCAAGGCAGCAGAAGTCGCGGTCGCGAAGGTCGATGGAAACTCGGGCGGATCGCTCGATCTCGCAGGGCTCTCGAAACTTCTCGATGAGCGGCTGACTCCGACCACTGCCAAGCTCGAAGCCCTGCTCAAAGAGCGGGAGGAAGAGAAAGCTCGCATCGCTGCCGAGGCCAAAGAAGCCGAAGCGGAGAAGGCGGCTCGGCAGAAGGAAGAGGCCGAGGAAAAGGCGGCTGCCGCTGCCCTCGCCAAAGAAGTCAAGTGGTTCAAGAAACTAGCCAAGGCCGAAGGGGTCGATGAGTCCGACCCCGACAACATGGAAACGGTCCTAGCGCTGTACGAGAAGCGCATCGCCAAGATGAGCGATGAGGAAGCGGCGGCTGCCTTCGGGGACGATACCGAAGAGGAAGACCGCGCCGCTTTCGTCAAGGCGGAGATCGCAAAGATCCGAAAGAAGGCGCCGGGCTTGTTCAAGTCCGATGCCGCTGGCGGCGAGACGGCGGAAGCCGTGAAGACCGCCGCGACCACCGGTAAGCCCCAGGGCAAGCCGGATGCCGCCGCCTCGCCCAAGACGGAAAAGCGGGTACTCGACGCGCGCAAACTGTCGTCGAAACAGTTCGCAGCGTATCGACGGAACCCCGCGCAGTTTGTCAAAGAATTTGAAGCTGGCCTCATCGACTACGAAACCCCCGTCGCTGGGGCAAAGAAGTAGGCCGGCGTTTCGTAACAAGGAGAAAACCAAGTGTCCGTACCCAGCGCCCTCAGTCCTTTTGCTGACTTGTTTCAGCAAAACATCTTGATTCGTTCCTTCGAGGACAGCCTCCTCCCGAACTACCTGTATGATTCGGTGGTTCCAGAGGCTGACCTGTGGCCCGCTCACGCCGGTCTCTCGGTAACCATCACCAACGATGGTTACTTCCAGGTGACTGCGGCCTCGACGCCGACCACGGTTGATCCGACCCCGCAAACCCGGCGTGCGGAGCAGTACGACGCCAGCATCGCGTCGTACCAAAACACGGCGGATGTCGACGCCACCCAGGCTCAGAACATGCTGAGCGACTACGCCATCCAGACCTACGCCCGGATTGGCGAGCAGGCCGCCCGCACCCTGGATGCCGCTGCCCGCGCCGCCTATACCAGCGCCGCTTGCGCCGGTTGGACGGTTGCCGACGGCGCGCAGGCCGCTGTGACCAACTTGAAGGTCAAGCGCTTGAACGGCTTCACCACCGCCCTCCCGAGCACGGGACCGTCGCTGCGTCACGCTCCTGTCAGCGGTGGTAACTCTCTCTCGGTCAAGATCCTGACCACCACAGGGGTACAGACGCGCAACGTCATCGGCTTCATCGCTGACAACGTCATCGCCGTCGACCAAGGAAACGGCGTCCCTGACGTGAACGGCCCCGGCACGCTCGTCCTCGATGTGGCGGTCACTGTCGCCGATCGCGCTGCGGTTTGCGCCTCGAACTCCAGCTCCGTGTACCGAGTTGGAGAGGGCATCAACCGTGGCACTGCCACCACCCTCGGAAGCATCGACAACGTCACTGGCCCGCTGTCCTACGCGGCCATTCGCGACGTCCGCAAGGAGTTCTCGAAGTTCGGCGTGCGTGGGCAGACCCAGTACGGTGGTCGGTACCTGTGCCACCTGTCGCCGAGCGCCTTCGCGCAGCTCCAGGGCGATCCGGACTACCAGCGCCTGAGCGTCGGCCAGTCGATCGACTCGCTGGCCTACGTGCGCGGCGTGGTCGGCGTCATCTCGAACATGTTGTTCATTGAGAACAACTACGCTCCCACGACCGAGACCGTGAACTGGTTCGACGCGGCTGGTAACGTGACGCCGACCACCTACGGCTCGGAAGCGAAGTACGGTCTGCCGAACGTCTCGACCGACCCGCTCGGCATCGAGCTGTGTCAGAGCAACGACGCCGGTAAGCCCATCGACACCACGGTGTTCATGGGCGACGATTGTGCGAAGCGGTTTTACCAACCGCACCCGATTTTCGGGAACGTCGCCAACCTCCAAGAGATCGGCGTCTCGGGCAGCATCGGCGAGCCCTACCGCGTGGTCAACGACGGTGTGGCGATCGACTCGAACTACGTGACTATGATCATGATCGCGGCCCGCAACCGGCTCGCAGACAAGTTCCCGGTCACTTGGCAATCGAAGCAGAGCTGGACGCCCAAGAGCGACCAAATCAGCGTTCTGGGCAAGGGTATCCGCTACAAGCGGTTTGTCGCCATCCAGTCGCTCGCGAGCTAGCGCTTGACGGAGTAGCGGCATTCGCGCTACCTCCGTGTTCGTGGTCTGCACGCACCCACTAGAGCCGCGCTTCCGGGGTCACTCTGTCCTCCAGCAGATTCCCAGAAGCGCGGCTTTTTTGCGTGTGCAGACCGCTTCCGGTCTGAGCCCCGTGTCCTACTGGCAAGATGGACTTCGACGGCTCGTCGCTGGAAAGTCTCTCGCCGGAAATGAAGTGGCGGAGGCTTGCCCACACAGCGAAGCGGTGCAAGGCGGAGGACTTCGGTCTCGCCAAGCGCCGGGGGAAGCTGGGGCAAGCAATAAGCGCTTTGTGACCGGTGGGAAGCCTTGCCCGCCAGTGGTTATAGATCGGCGTATGAGAATGCGCGGCTTTCGGTAAGGGTCACTCCGTCCCGGTGCGGTTCACCGTGGTTACCAAGCCGAGAGCCGCGTTGCCTCAGACGATTTTGCGGTATGCTTTTCGCCACCATGGCAAAAGATAAATCGCAGTCCCCCCAGCAGAAGCAAGAATCCCAGGTCGAAGAGAAGCCGCCCGTCGTCGAAACCGTTCCCCCCGAATCGGTCAAGATGAGCGCAGAGGATGAACTGAAGTCCCTTCGCGAAGAGAGAGACGCTCTCTTGGCAAACCTCAATCGCGTCGGGGCGAACTGGGGAGAAGAATGCGAGCGCCGTATGGAACTGGATCGGGAAAATGTCGAGCTCAAGGCGCGCATCGCCGAGATGGAGAAGGCCGAAGCCCCCGCCAAGAAGCCTGTTACCGATCTGTCCGTGCTTCCAATTAGCGAGCAGCTCGCCCTTCTGGAGCAGGGTCTCAAGGACACCCTGACAACGATGTCAGAGCTACACGCCGAGATCGACAAGCGCAAGGCTGTTGTCGCGGAGCTGCGAGAGCTAGTCGAGGTGCTGGAGCCGAAGTCGTACGCCGTCCCCCAACAGGGCAACATCCTGCCGCAGAAGGGTCAGCGCGTGAGCAAACACCGGCACCCCGGCCTCTTCGCCGCCATCATTTCGCAAGGTCGCGTCGGTATCCACTTCCATTTCGTCGCGCCGTAGTCGGGAGGCCCCGTGCCACTTACCGAAGTCGAGAAAAACGCAATCCGGTTTCACCTGGGGTACCCATTGCAGACCACGTTGCGGTCCATGCAGGCGGGAATGCCCACCGTTGTGGAATCGGCGTGGCAGATCGACAGCTTGCTCGCGGACACCCTCAAGGAAGAAACCATCGACTTCGTACGGAATGTCCTCAAGCAGCTTGACGAGATTCTGTGGCACGACCTTCCGGACGCAAGGTTGGAGCACAAAGCCGAACAACTTGAGGATTTGAAGATCAACCTCAAGCACACCCCAATGCTGCTACAGCAGTACAAAATGTGGCAGCAGAGGCTGGCTCAGATTCTCTGTGTACCGGTGAACCCCGACTTCTCTGGGGTCGACGCCCCATACGCCACCGTCTCCAACTTCACAGTCCAATAGGAGAGCCCGTCATGATGAAGATGCGCGAATCCGCCGCTGGCACCACTTGCAAGCTGTGCGGGGCCAAGTGCCAAAAGGGCAAGAAGCACGAGTGCAAGAAGGACTGCGACGACAAGGGGACCGGCTCCAAGCCGATGAAGTAGCCCGTGCGAGAGGAACCCCGCAGCAGGCCGTTCACGCGGCTCGACTCCGATAGTTACCGGCGAACGCTGGCGCAGAAGCTGTCCGGGAATCGGCTTGTCGATCCGCTGCGCGACCTACTCACGCGGTTTGGCTTACGAGCCTACGAAATCCGAGTGGTGCGGCTACGCTGGTCGGGTGGACGACGCGGCGAAGGCGATCCGTTTGTGGAGCGCGAGTGGCCACTTCTCCCAACGCCGAAAATCGAGGGACTCGACGGGCTCGCAGAAAGCATTGAAGGTCCGGGCGTCCAGGAAACTGGCACCATCACGGTCCTCAAAATCTCGACTGAATACAGCGAAGAAGACCTGCGGGGACTTCTCAAAGGGGAGCTGCAATTCCCCGATGACTCCGAGGCGTTTTGGGAGATCACTTTCTACGGCAAGCGCGACGCCAAGCGCCGCCGGTTCAACCTTGTCGGAGTTCCGAGCCGTCACACCCTTGGATGGGAATGCCGTCTCGAAAAAGCACTCGGCGATCGCGACGAGTGGAGCAAGAATTTACCGCCCGGCGAACGCCTGTACGACGGGCCATAGGAACGAACCATGCAAGCGATGCGACAGCACACAGCCGGAGCCGTCATGCGCGGACCACGCGGCGGCACCTATCAGATGGTCGGCGGGAAGAAAGTCTACGGACGCAGCAAAGGCGCTCCACAGGACACTTCCACCCCGCACATCGACAAGAAGTTGGCGGAGCAGCACGCGCAGTTCTCCCAACTGGTGCGGAGCAATCCGATGGCTGCCCACCGGGCTCTCTACCGGAAGATGGTGGAGGCGCACGGACCCAAAGAGGCCGAAGCCATGATCCGCCGAGGACTCGCAAAGACGCTCGGTCACTAATCCTCAAAGCCCATGACTCCCGCCGAGTACGCCCAGCTCATGCGACGGAACGCGGCCAAGACTGAGGACCGTATCCAAGACGCACTTCGTCGGGTCGCGGATCGCGGGGCGGCGATGGCCAAGGCACGCACTCGCGAGATGGACCTCGTGGACACGGGTGGGTTTGCAGCGAGCTGGCGCGGTGAGGACCGAGGGGATAACGCAGCGGCAGTCGTGAACACCAAGCCGTACGCGCCGTACGTCGATGACGGGCAGCCGCCCGGAAACCCGCCTCCACTTGCCGTGCTGGTCCGCTGGGTGGAACGGCGCCTCGGACTTGGTGGACACCAAGCCTGGGCTGCTGCGCGGACTATCCAGCAGCACATCGACGAGCGAGGAACGGCGGCGGCTGAGATTACAAAATGGCTCGGGGAGAAGCTGAAACCCTTGGCCGAAAAAGAAGTGACCGAAGAACTGGAAAGGGAGTTCAGAAAATGAAGGCGATGCGCGAGAAGGCTCTCAAGCCTGGGCACAAGGCCGAAGCCCACCCGACCAAGATGGGCAAGGTCATGCACGAATACAAACATAAGGAACTCCACTCCGGATCGAAGAAAGGCCCGCTTGTCAAATCGAGACAACAGGCCATCGCGATCGGGTATTCGGAAATGCGTCGCCAAGCCGCCGCCAAGAAAAAGTAGCCGATGTACACGCACCGCGAGGGACTTACCCGCCTCATCTATAGACCGAACGACGAGATGCGGCTTACCACACGCCGAGAGTGCGGAGCACGGGAAGCGGCGGCGCGTGGGTTCAAGGAGTACCTAGAGCAGCTCTCCATCGACGCTCCGAGCGGAGGGAGACGGCTGAGTTTCATCACGGTGGAGACGACTTTCGGCGATCTGTGGACGCCGACGCACTGCCCAGCGGCCAGCGTCCACGGCGGGGTCGGTGACGCGGAGTACACCGCCGCCAAGACGAGCGGCACCCCCGTCGAGTGCGACAACAACGACAAGGAAATCACCTACGCGCACGACACCTACGCGCACGACACCTACGGGCAGAACCTGCCGCCGAACTACCGGCGTGCGTGGTTCTCGCCGTCCACGTTTGAGGCGGACTTCAATCTGGAAGTGTGGGCGCAGGACAAAGGGCAGCGGTCGCTCCTCGAACTCATGCTCGAAGACGACTTCAACCCGACCCCCGACTGGCTAAGTGGTGGTGTCCGGCTGGAGCTTCCGCACTATTGCAACGCCCGCGCCGACTTCCACATCGCGGGCAGTTCCATCGCGTACGAGGGTCGGCAGGCGCAACAAAATCGGTACATCCTCAAATACGCTGTGAAAGTCACTCTCGATTTGCGCGTCGGAAAATCTCTTCCCCGAGCAATTCCCTCGATTGTGGAAAACGTAAATGGCGTGGTAGAGAAAGTGCCTACCTAACAACGGAGGAATTTTTTCGCATGCGACGTTTCCTGCCTCGTTTTTCCCTGTTCGCGCTACTTGCTCCGCTCGCTCTTTTTAGCGGCTGCGGTTCCCTGCTCGCAAAGGGGCCGCAGTCCACCGTCGACATGGACATTTGGTCCGAGGACTGCCACCCCTACACCTTCCCCGCTGGCCTCAAGACAATCACGCCAGAGTCTCCGAACAACGCCGTGATGGACCCAAAGACGGCCCCGGCCCTGGCGGTCATCCGCAGCCCCAACTGCGGCAGCAGCCTTCGAGTCGTCCAGCTTGTACCGGCAGGAACCCCGAGCATGGACCCCGCTGGACAGGTCGTGCGGCAAGGCTACGCCCTCAAGGACGTTTCGCCGCTTGCGGCTGTTGAGATGATGCGCGCCGCCGCGACCAAGAAGTAACCCTCCCGCTCCGCGCCCACCTCTCAGCCGATCTTTAAGATTGGTGCATGGCTTCCACTTTCTCTCGCGGTTTTACGGCGATGCCCACTATCGAAGAACTCTCTTCGATTGAAGGGATTGTTCTCGTTGACAACCAACCGGCAGGAGGACTCGGCGGGACACCGAGCGGCTTCGGCTGCGTGGTCGGTGAATTTCAGGACATGACCTTCGGTGTCCGTGTCGACAACACGGGCAAGGTCACCTCCCACACGGACCCCCAGTTTGCGCTGTCGGCCTCGGACTTCTTCGACAAGTTCGGCGGTTTCGATCCGACCATCGGCAGATTCGGAAGTTCCATGGGGAACGGCTACATCGCCGTCACCGGAAAGGTGTTCGGTACCGCCCGGCTGCTCTGTGCGCCCGTGAATTTGTGCTCGGACTACGCCGGGCGGCTGTGGCGACAGCTCCCGACGAACAAGAGCGCCACCGACCCGAACCCGATCGTTCCGCTGACACCGGCCCTGGTTCCGGCGGGCTATGAGTTCAAGCTGGCTGGGAACCGTGTCCGAACCGGCATGCGCGCCGTGTTCACCGGGGACGCCTTCTACAGCAACGGAGTGGACGGCTCGGTGACTGCCGCTGGAGCGCCCGCTGCAACCCAGACGTTCAACGCCGCAAGCGGTGACTTCCAGGGCGCGAGCATCCCGAGTAGAAAAGTGTATGAAGGAGACATGCTGGTCGTCGGGGCTCTCAACGCGCTCGGCGGGCTCGGCCTCAACGCTGCGACCTACCGTGTGGTGTCGGTCACTTCTGGAACCGCCCTCGTCGTACAGCTCCTCGACGGAGCCAGCTTCGATTGGACGACGATCGGTTCGCTGCCTTGGCGCATGCACCCCGGTGCTACGGCAGACACCGGTTGCCGATCGGCTGCGAGCTCGGAAGAGGGGCACCAGCTAAGCGAAGCCGCTGGGTACTCCATCGCGGCTCGCCCGATGGACGCGACCATCGTTGCCGCTACCACGGTGAGCCCGACTGTCGCCCCTCCGACTCCATCGGGAACGGTGTGGGACGCGCTCTCGGGGCTCAAGTTCCGCACACACCCCACGCAGCCGCTCACCTACACCGCAGCAGTCCAGGCCGCAAACGCCGCGACCAGCTCGGCGATCGAATCGCTGTATCAGTCGACGCTCAACGACCTGCTCGGGGACACCTACCCGCGCAGCTCCATCGGCGCGGTGGTCTGCGCTCGCAAGTCGGCGAACATCGCAATCGCGACGCTGCAACACTGCCTGTCATCCTTTGCGGGCGGTCACCCTCGCGTGTGCTTTATTTCTCCTCCGGTAAACACCCTGACCGTAAGCGACGTGATTGCGCTGTCTTACCCCGGCGTGGAGCCGCTACGGTCGAGTCGCTGCGAGTACCACTGGCCCGCCGTGCTCACTCGCCCCATCCAGGCCGCGATCGGCACCTCGATCGCCACTTCGGACAGTGGCACCACGCTCACCGGGCAGCTCGACGTGCCGATGGACGAGTACCGGCTGGCTCTTTACACGCGGCTGCCGCCGGAAGAGAGCCCTGCCGAGGCCATTGAGCCCATCCCGAGCACCTTCGCCACCATCGCGGCCTACGCTCGTGGCATCACGGCGCCGGACCTCGCGACCTTCACGCTGATGAAGGCGCGGGGCATTTCGGGTGTCAAGATCGACACTCCGCCGGCTCAAATCCAGAGCGCGATAAACACGCTTCTCCCGACTTCGGCACTCGACCCCAAGGTTCCCGCGAACCGCCAGGTCTTCGCTGACTTCGTTGGTCGCGAGCTCATCGCCATCGCCGGTCCGTACAAGTCAACCCTGGCCACCCAAGCCAGAGTCGATTCGCTCGTGAGCGCGATGCTCGACTTCTTGAACTCCCTTGGTCCTGTCGGCTCGGGCATCACGCCCCAGCGGATCAAGGCGTTCAAGGTGACGAAGTTCTCCACCCCGAGTGAAGAGGACTTGGGCGTATTCAAATTCAAGGTCGACGTCAAAATGCTGTCGACGATGGACTTCATCGTTATCAGCCTGACCGCAGGGACCACGGTCCAGATCACCCAGGAGGCGTAAGCCATGTCTGAACGACTCATGGGTCAGGAGACGACCGTCACCCTGACCCTCAACGGGCAACTCGTCACGGAACTCACGGCGATCAAGTCGTCGGAGTTCGTTTTCAAGGGACAGGCCGTCAGCTCCGAGTACCTCGGGCAGCCCGGCCCGGTGTTCGACGAAGTTTCTGACGGCGTGACCGTCAAGATTGAATTTGAGGTCGACAGTCCGCAGTACTTCGACCTTCTCGCGCGGCTCATTCGGCGCAAGCGGGGAGAGGAGCTGTTCCGCGTCAACATCAACACGCGGTTCAACTTCCGTACGGGAGTGAGCCGCTTCTGTACCGTCCCGAACGTGTCGTTTGGAGACCTGCCGATGTCCGTTCCTGAACGAAAACAGAAGGTCAAAGGCTCGCTCGATGGGATGGCGCAGTCGGCGTTGTTCCCCTCTGGCGTGTAGCTCGCCGAGCTGCTAATCCTGGGGCATGAACACCCCCTCCTCTTTCGCTCCCACTTCTGGCCTCATCACCTATTGGTTCAAGATCCCTCCGAAGACCATCGCCAACGCCCAAAAGAACGGGTTCCGGAGGTGCCCTTCGGAAATTGCCCTACGCCCGCAGACCGGCGGGGATATTGAAGCGGCGATGAGCGGCGACATCAAAGCTGGACTGAGCTTCCAGCAGCGGATGATCCAAAACTTGATCTGCGGGGTGAACTTCGACCCGGACGCCAAAGAAGCGAGCCGTGCTGTTGTGAGCCGTGGCGCGAGCCACCCCGACTATCACCCAGCCAACGTCTACGCCGCTTTACCCGCTTCGGTCTGCACCATGCTGGGGAAGGCGTTCTCGGATATGAACGAGCCGGAGGAGGAAGACCTGGAGGTTTTTCTCCAAAGCCGGTCGACGACCACGGGCTAACCGGCGGCAGAAAAGTCCCGTTCACTGCGCATAGGCTGACGATCGCGGAGCGGGACGAGATCCTCGACGGGCTGTACCACCAGTACGCCTACCTCGCTCGGTACGGGCGCCAGTCCATTTCCGAGTCGAGGAGTATGACGGACAGAGAACGCGGTAGGATGATCGACGCCCTCATGCGCTTGTGCAAAGAGGAATCCGACCTCGAAAAGCTGTCCCAGGAGTAGCCGCCCATGGCCCGCGTCCCCGTCGAAACAGTCCTCTCCGCTCGCGACGTCAACACGGTGGCGATGTTTCAGCGGCTCGCCGGGGCGGCTCAAAAATATGAGGCGGTGGTTGGTCAGGCCAAGAGCGCGTTCAATTCCTTCCAGCAGCTCGCCACAGGCGGCACCGTCCTCGCCCTTGGCGCCGGGTTCGTCTCCGCAGCTACCGGCCTCACCAAGCTCAACAAAGAGCTGGAGTCGACCACAAACCAGCTCGCGGGCAGCATCCAAGTCTACAAGTTCGCAGCGAACTACAACGACGCGCTGCTCATGGCCGAGGGGACGTTGCGCCGAATCAAGAAGGACGCCGCCGACCTCCCCGGTACTGACACTGACTTCATCCGCAGCTTCTCCATCAACTTTCCCGAGCAGGCCCAGCGCGGAGTAAAGACACTCGACGAGGCGATCAACCGATCAAACCGCCTCACCGCCGTGCTGCTCACCAAGGGCGTTGACTCCAACCAAATCGGTCGAGATCTCGGCCTCATGATGCGCGGCCAAGCTGGCGCCGATGTCCGCTCATTCATGGAGCTGAAAGGCCAGATGGGCGTGAAAGACGCCGCTGCGTTCAACGCCCTCTCGGCCCAGAAGCGCTTCGAGAAGCTCGACGAAGTGATCAAGAAGAACAAGGACGGTATCGACGCCTTCGCCAACACCTGGGAAGCGGTGTCGTCCACCTCCGAGTCCTACATGAAGTCGCTCGTCATCGCCGGGTCAAAACCGCTCTTTGAAGAGGCGAAGAAAAACCTGAAGGCGATGAACGACTACCTCGGAAAGTCGATGGAGCGGGTTTCAGAGATGGCCGAACTATTCGGGGCCATGACTGTCTCTTCCGTCAGGGCTTTAGGGGGTGTCTTGGGGAGTACGGGGTCCGCCCTGCTTTCGCGGAGTGCTGCGGGGGGGACGCTCCAAAGTGCGGGTGTCGTCTTGAACACCCTGGCTAATTTCGCGTCCACCATCATTTCTCTACTCTCCCCTCTAGGGGAGGTAATTTCGGCAATT